ATATCTTCAATTGCCATATCACACTCTGGCTGTAATGCCACACCGCGATATTTCATAATCATCTGTGCGTTATCTTTTGCTTTATCACCGTCTAAATCCACGTATTGACCGAAGTGACCTGCACCGGATGAGGTTACGTAACCTGCACCATCTTCATCATTAGGTGGAACAATAGATGGTGTACGTTCGTTTTTTTTCTCGTCTTTTTTAGCTCGCTGGATTTCAAATCCAAAGAATTTATATACGTTGTCTACCATTTCATTTCCTATCAAAGTGTAACAAAGGGCAAGTGAATGCCCTTTGCTTTATTTATGATTGATTTAAAAGCCTTTACCGTCTTCGATAAGATCGTTAGAGTTTTCAGTTTCACCAGCCACCCAGTACTGATACTGGAATGTAACTTGGTATTCTTGAAGCTGATTTTCAGCATCAAAAGAAACTGCGATTGGGCCTAAATCTGATGGCCAAGCGTCTTTCAACTTGTACGCACGTAATGTATTACCTTCACGATCTTGCGACTCAATGCGCAAATCCACAAAGTAATTATCGTTAGTACCTTGTCCATCTTCATGGTTGTTAATCCCACTCATCCACTGCTCAAGAGCCTTACGGATCTTAAACTCTGGGTCGTTCATAATTGTAACAGTCCAAGGATCAAACGTTTTATCGCCTGAAATCTTAAGCTGACGTCCACGGAACGGCAGAATGATTGGTGTGATAGTTGAGCCTGGAAGCTCACCTGTTTTAGCAAGGAAAGCACCTACATTAGCTACTTCCAAACCATTAACTGGAGATGCCAAAGTAATCTTAAAAAGGTTACTTCTAACACCGCCATTTAGTTTTGCTTTAAAGTCGTTTACGTTGAGAACCATTTTTATATCTCCTTAACCAACGATTTCTTCAAAGCTAGCACCAGATCTAACAGCTACAAAGTTTAGAGTAATGTAGTTAATAGAGCGAGCAGGCTTAACGAAGATCGTTGCGACAAATTCATTATTGTCAATTACTGTTGAAGTGTTATTTGTCTCGTCGCAAACAACGCGGAAGTCTGATATACCCCGACGTGCCATTACGTCACGAAGATAGGGTTCTACAACGCCAACAAATTCACCGCGAGTAAACTCGTCATTGAATTCGAACAAGATTGTTTTAGCGTATGAGATAATATCTTTTTCGATTTTTAAGAATAAACGACGTACGTTAATGCGATCGAATGCACTTGGACGTTGTAGCATAGTCTTATCACCGTATAACTGGATACCTTGACCGTTTAGATTAACAATTGGGTTAACGCCAGCTTTATAAAGTGCATCACGTTGAACTTTTGTTGGGTTCCAAGCAAGATCTGTTATACCTAAGTAATTACCACGGCGTGAGCCAGCTGGTGAGAACCAAGGAGCAGCATTACGATCTGTAGCAGCCATAAGACCTGCTGTAGATGAAGCTGCAGGAATATGAATATATTGATCGTTATATTTATCATATACCTTTAAGAAGTTACCATCGATTACAAGGTATGAAGATGATCCAGCTGCAGCAGCAAATCCAGTAATTGAACTAGTAATTGATGCCGGAGAAGCTTTAACAATAGCTGAACGGTTAGGTGAAGCAACTACTAATGCATCTTTACGTAAAGAAGAAGCTGTAGCAACTAAATCGCTAACAACAGAAATTGTATCTGCAGATAACGGTAAAGAAGGAGCAATAAGTAAATCTGCTTCAGTTGTTTCTGGGTCTTCGATATTATCAAATGCACGAAGGTAATCTGCAGGTGATAATACACCGGAGTTTGCACCGCCAGTAAAAGAATATGTAACAGCGCTAAGTCCGTTTACATATGATTTAGCTGTGCCTGGAGTAGTTGGTGTTCCAAGAACTTCAACTGTATTCCATCCGTCGTCTGAATCAAATGCAAGTGATGAACCCCAAGAAGCAAAATGTACGTACTGAGAGCGTGTATTTAAAACGTCACCGATATAATTCGAACGTCCATCAGCGCTTTTAGCATCTGATGCCGCAGAAAGATATGGGTAAATTTCAAGAATAGTTCCAGCTGCGCCTGAGATAACTCCTGTTGCGTCTACTACTACAGCGTGAACTTCGTCATGTGCTGCAGTGCGTTGACTTGCATATGATGATGTACCTGGTGCACCATCAAAAGATGAATTATAATCCCATCCAGCGAATACAGTATTATCTGAATCTGCAGGACAAATGTGAAGCTCAAGACTGTTACCTAGTTCCCCTGGGTAACGAGCTGCAAAAGAAATACCACGAACGATTGCAGGATCGCCTGCGCTGTCGCCTGAGAATATACCAAGAGTATCTTCTTGGATATTAAAATCAGCATCGTTGCGGATAATAGTGGAAGCAGTTGGAGCAGCTTGTAAAGGTGCTGCAGAAGAAACTGCGTATGCGTTACGAGCAGTTGTTACACCGTCGATTTCGCGAATTACTGATAAAGCGTTGCCATATCGTAAAAAATATGCTGCGCTGTGAAAGTCGATAGTGTTAGCGGTGGTAGGTGTACCAAATACAGATACCAAGCCTGCTTCATTTGAAACAAGTACTGGTTCTGATACTGGACCCCAACCGAAGTCGCCTGCAATAACTCCTACAGATGTTGACGCGTTGCCGATTTGCCCCGTTAAGTCAATTTCTCTAAAGTTAACCGCAGGAGATGATGATGGAATGCCTAATGCCATTGGATGTTCTCCTAATTGTAAGATATGTTCATGATACGATTATTCATATTACTATTTATGACTTTTTTAAGTCCAAGCTTTACCAATCATTTAAACGGTCAAGTGACCAACCCCCGTCATCTTGTCTAAGATCTAAAGCGTCAATTTGTTCTGCATGCGAAGCTCCGTCGTCGTGTATACCAAACGGTAATACGTCTGCTTCTATTTCCGCCATTTGCTGTTCAAATAACATTTTCTTTAGATTCATATCCGCATGATCTTGAAAGTATGTAGTGCTAGCAAAATAACCAAACATTATAAAATTCATAACTAAGTCGTCGTGGTTGCCGTCTGATGCTTCATATGATACACCTTTTGCTACAAACGTTGATATTTCAATAATAGTATCATGATCAACAATTTCTAATTTACCGTTTTCTAATATATCTTTAAACGCAGAGCAGCCAAGTCTTTTTACCTTTCGGGTCATATTTACTCCAAGAGCATCTGCTTTAATGGCACTTTCGACATATAGATTTTCGTATTCTAAATCGTGATATAATCCTATACATACTACCTGACCGGCATCATTCGATTCTACTACACATAATGCATCATTATAGGTTGTAACATATTTATAAATTACATTAGGATAAAGAATGGGGCTAATGCGATTGTTTCGGTATACGGCCACCTGCTGAAATGGCCGAGTTGTAATATCAATAATGTTAAACGTTGAGTAGTCAAGACCTCTTCCTTTCGCTACATCTACTAGACATATGTATTCATGTCCTTTTACGGGATGTTGATATATTAGAACGCCGTCGCGGGTTCTTTCTACGGGTTCTTTTGCCCTTAGGCTTAATAAGGTATTACCCTCAATAAGAGTATCACCTGTACCAAAAAATGTATTTCCGAATTCTTGGTCAAACTGTAACTGGGACGTATTAGCAATAGTCATTTTTTTCCAGTCTTCGTCTCGTCCTGGAACGTCCCACCAATCTACCCGGAATGATTTATATTCATTTGTTTCCTGAACTGCGCCTTCCCAGATTTTATGGTATTGGTTACCTAATCCGTTTGCAGTAGAAGTAATAATAACTTTAGTATTTTCACCGGAAGATACCACCGGATAAGTAGAAGTATAAAAAGTAGCGGCATCTTCAACGAATGCAAACTCGTCCAAATATAAAAGGTTAACCGACATACCCCGAATCGAAGATCCGGAAGTCGCTGCAGCAACAATACGGGAGTTGTTACTAAATTCTATTGATCCTTTATTAAGTGCCTTACATCCAGGCTGTAGAAAAAACGGAAGATTTTCTAACATAAGAGTTACACGAGATAGCATTTCTCTGGATGTAGCACCTTTGTTAGCTAAGACCGCTACTACTTGTTCTGTATTAAATATAGCATACCATAATAGATACGCCACAGAAGATATAGACTTACCGGACTGACGACACGCTAAAACAATAGAGAATCTATTCTCGTCAAAATGCTTAAACATTTTTTCTTGGTAAGGATACAACTTAAAAGGAACAAGGCCTTTATCTACGTGAATTACTTTGCAATAAGTTCTAGCAAAATACGAAGCGTCGTTCATACATTTTGCATACTCTGCAACTTGCTCTGTACTCCATTGCTGCGCAACCCCATCCCGCTTTACGTTAACGTTACCTAAATAGCTATCATCTTTATGACCGCCAAGCTGTGTTTTAAAATCTTCAGACATTATAAACTTTATTTTAGGGGTTTACATTCCAATGAATTCTCGGTATAATAAAGAGACTCTTTTGGAAAGGGATAGAACATTACTCTTCTTTAGGAGTGATATCTACTATATCTTTTGATGCATCTTGCAGCATTCTTTGTAGATCAGTGGTTGATCCTAGAAAGACATTATTTGTAGTTGGTCCAGGTAATGCAGCAGCTTCCTTTGGATCTACCTTCTGCATATCTTTCTTCTTTTTATGATGATCCATAAGCTTATCATTAATATCACTTACGTTCTTAATCATTCCAGATAACACTTCATACGCACGCGGATGCTCGCTCTCTTGCGCAACATCAATCATATTACCTAGAGCTTCTTGTCCTGTAGCAATTAAATCTAAATATACTTTACGTGAGAAATCAAAATCATCATCGATCTGCTTATCAGAATCACTCATTCTTTATCCTATATGATCGGTCTTAATTATATTAAATCCAAAGTCAGAATCTGGACTTATGTCTACGGGATCAGGGGATATTACAAAATCACTTACTGCAGTATCAGAATCACCCGTAAGGTAAAAGTTAGTCTGTACTTCACGAATAATATTGCTAGTCCCGATAGGTCCGTAAAACATTGTTTTCATTTCGAACTCAAGACTATATATGATAGTCCTACGTTGCTCTAACACGCTTTCGAAATCATCGCTGAATGAAGTAGTTTGCAGAGTAAGTGGAACGTCTTCTTTAATCTGGGGGTAATCGTCGAAGGGTTTCACTGTTAGGTTATATTGCGGACTAAAATAAGGAACGATTTGTTCTACCACTTGCAGCGCATCATCATGGCTACGTGCGTAAATATTTAATTGAAAGAATATATTATATGGAACGCCTGAGTAAAATACTTTGCGTGATAAACCGTTTTCGTCTGTTATAGCGAATGGCTTATTTGTTTTAGCAACCATACGAGTAGAATCATACTGGAAGTTTACAATTTCAAATGACATGCGAGGTAACTTAATCGCCGTCATTGTATCCGCTTGCAAGTCAGGATTTTCTTTAATACGATCTAGATACTTCTCGCGAGGCGCGTACGCGAGCGGGACGCGAACAGTACTAATAACTCCACCCGCGGAATTCTTACGTATAATACTTAAATTATTAAATAGTGCACCGAACGTGGCTACTGATTTACGAATACGCTGATGATAGAAGTGTTGGCCAAACATTAATTATTCTCCGGTTCACCGAATGGATTAGACTCTGAAAAATCTAGGAAATCGGCAGATTCTTGTTGGAAGTCGTCATTCTGTGCTGTCGCTTGATTAAACGTTTCGTCCGTGCTAATAATGGTTCTTTCATAAGAACTAAAAGAACCTATTATTTCACCCGGAATAAATTCATGGTAATTTCCGCTTGGTGATCCAACGTGTGCTAATCTTACTATATTTGTATCTCCGTCGTATGCAGCAACTTCACCGCTTAGGGTATTACCATTTGCAAATGTCTGAGTAACAGTTTCCCCTACTATAAATGGTCTTAAAGGATTAGGTGTTAGAGTAAGATCTACTGTATAACCTTTACTTTCCATACCGTCAATAACTGGTATACCCGTATCAAAATCGTCATCATTTGGTTCATATAATTCACAACGCATTTTATACATAGGCAAATTACTTAGCTGGTAGAACGGCTGTTCGTGCTCAACGTGCATAATCTGGAACATAGAATTAGATAATGGAAGATAAATTAAATCTCCTTCTAAAGGTCGCTCGGAAGTAACCTCGTTATCATCATATCCTACTGTTTGATTCCAGCGACGTCGTGCTACAATAAACGTAGCCTGATCGCGAATTTCTATACCGAACTTAGAAAATAAATCCCCTTCACCGTCAAATCCATCAACGTTCTCGATATACATTTCTATTATATGAGAAGAATTAAAGCGGGATACTACGTCTGCGCCGAAAATTCTATCTTTATTTACAATGTCGCGGGGTAGATAGTAAACATCTGTTCCGTACATTTTAAGGGATTCAATAGTAATATCTTCGTATAGATGTTGTTCAGATCGAACTCTGTGGCTAAAATAAGGATTTGTTGCCATTTTATTATCCTACTAAGAAATCAATAGGAAGCTCGAAAGTGGATCTTATCTCTTCTTCTAATCTTTCAATCTCTGCTATAGCATCTTGATATAACTGTGCACCATTAAGAGTAACTCCGCCCGGTAATTGCATACCTTCAAATTTCATAAGGTTTGCTCCCCACTGTCTTTTTACTAAAGCAGTTGTATATTTCTTGACCCACATATCATTATAGATTTGAGTGCCTTCTAAATATTCGTAAGCTTCTACAACAACGAAATCTCCTACTATTATATCTGTGCCTAATTCGCCGTGGATATAAAGTCGGTCTTCGTTACGAGAGTAAGTGACCTGAGGGGTTCCATTTAATTTCATATCTATCATAGAAAGGTGTTGCTGCATTTGTTCGAACTGCACCATATTACCCATACGATATGCTCCCATAAAAGCCATATCGTTTAGCATCATCTGATACTTAATATCAAACATACCTGTGCCGCCGCCAAAACCTTTTGATACGGGAAACATTTTAGTAACTGAAATAACTTCTGGTGAAATAGGAATATACCCATTATCAATATCCAACTGAGTTACTTCGTGTTTTAAGTATATTTTTTTAGTTGCTTCGGAATGAAATTCTCGATATACTTCAAGAGCTTCATCCACCCTATCATCTAACTGATCAGGATCAACATTAATCTCGATAACTGGTTCGCCTAATTTGCGTAAAGCATATTGTACAAGAGTAACTTTAGAATCTACCGCCATTATGCCCCAGCTCCATGTATTGTTTTTAATGTGGTTCCAGCTGAATTTTTAATAAGTAAAGTAGAAAGAGTATCCATTTGCGTTGAACTAATTTTACCATCTTTCCATTCTGAAGAAGAATTATTATATATTAATACGCTTCCTGCTGAAGGAGAACCTGCATTAAGATTGTCTAAATCGTTTAGCACGTTGGGAACTGGTTCCCAACTTGCATCTTTATAATACTCTAATCGATCTATCTCTGAATTATATCGAAAGTAACCTTCGGATGGTGTTCCATCACGCTGCGCATTAGTTCCAGCTGGAATTATTGCAGACCCTGTGCTTGAAGTTTTTTCAACTTTATCATTATTTAAATTTGTAAAGTTTGCATCAACTTCGGTATTTGTTAGCGGTGAGCCTTTGGTATTACGCAGCGTGATAGTAGTCATAACAGATGTTACCTTTTTTAAATTCTAAATAGATTAATTATGCGATAGTAACAGTCCAAGTAATTGTAACTGAGTCATCAGCACCTTTGTTTACTACTGCGAATACTGTGTGACAAAGCATTGTTCCACCTGCAGCACCGTTAAATACGCCTGCTTCTACAACAGCACCTGTACCTGTGCCAGCTGGGAAAGTAGCTGTATAAACGATAGTGTTAGTAGCTGGTACGCCTTCGCCACCTGTAAGTGCTACGCGGCCAAGCTCTGTACCTAAAGTTGTATCTCCAGCTGTTACCGCTGAGTTATCAGAACCGATAGACATGTGTGACATATCATCTGGTCGTGCAGTGTCTGTCATACGAGCTGCAATCCACTCTTTACCAGTAGTAACAACCAAGTTATCAACTTGACGCTCGTCTTTTACGTTTCCGTTCTTATCTCTTAGAACGATGTTTAATTTGCCCATAGGCTTAAGTGTTTCACGGATCATGTGAGAATCTCCTATAAATGATCATTTATGTTAACATAACTATTTATGTCTTTTTTAATCCTATTAAAAGGTTTGTTGTGATTCTGCATCATAAGCAGGATCATGGTTAGTTGGGTCGAATTCTACATAATCTGATGAAAAATAACTTCTTTCAATTAATTCCCCTGCTTCACTCCCAAAAACAGTATCTGATATATTTTTACCGGCTTCGCGAGTTTGCGATTGGGCCGTAGAAAATGAACTACTAAATGACGTAACAAACGAGAAGGTTGATCCGTCGGGAATACCTACTAAATCTAAAGCACTTGCCTGATCAGATAAAGGCTTAGAGAAAGTAAATGAGTTTATAGATTCTGAACTATTTATACTATTATTAAAAGTCGTGCTATAGCCAAATAGTGGAGCATTATCTGCAATAGTTATGCCATTTTGTATTCCTTTAGAATTATCTATAGTAGGAATATCGTTATTTGTTATTGAATCTGTAATAGAAGGTATTACTAAAGCTAAGCTAGCATTATCTAATAATCCAAAAGTTTCAGTAAGCGGTTTTGTTTGACTAAAGCTAAATTCTAAATCATTAGGAATGCTTTCCTCTTGAAGTAATTGAGCAAAAGCAAAATTAATATTTTCGGAAAAAGTAAGGCTATCGCTAGGGTTTTTACTTAATCCCATAAAGGTATTACTATTTGTAGTAACCTGATCGACTTTTGGTATAATAGAACTTATTACTGATTCTTCATTTAAACTTGCGCTATCTGAAATCTCTTGATTAATATCAAAGGTAGTAGCATCTCCTGTTATTAAAGATTCTTGTAGATCTTTACTTAAATCAGCTAATAAAGTATCTGAAATTAAAGTAGAGCTAGAGAAAAATGAAGTTATAGCATAAGATAAAGATTCAGTAGAATTTACATTCTCGTTAAATGATTGTGCTATATTATATGTTAATCCGTCTGGAACACCGATAAGATCTATAGTATTAACTATGTCAGTTAAATCTTTGATAAGATCTATAGCGTTAATATCACCCGGGGTAACTATTTCATCTAGTATAACTCCTTGATCCCAAAGAATATCTATTACTTCAGAAAAAGTTTGGCTTTCACTGAATGCAAAATCCATATTATAAGTTATAGATTCACTTGGGTTAATCTGTTCCAAATAACCTGTATTAAAATTAAATGAATGCTCTTCTGACGAAAGAACTTCTTCTAATGGAGCAAATTTAGATATTCCTAAAGCAGTAGAATCGAATTTATTAATTAAATCTGTTAAGCTTGCATCAAAGTCTAACTTTGAATTATCTAAAATATTTAGATTATCTTGTAAGGTTTTTTGTAAACTAAATCTTAATAGTTCGGTTGTATTGAAAATATCTAAGAACTGTTTAGTAAGTTGTAATAGGTATTCTTCTTGGGTAGAGCTTTGCGAATTAAAAGAAGTTTCAAATGAAGTTAAAAGATTATCGGTAGCAGATAACGAATCACCTAAAGACTTATACAAACCATAAGTTGATCCGTCTATAATACCTATAAGATCTTCCGCGTCTACCGAATCAAATAAAGCTTTATTAATATCGGATAAAGTACTATCGATCGT